CGTTTGAGACGATACGCGGGCGACGGCTCGCGGCTTGTTTTACTGAGAGTTTATCGGACAAAAGAAAGGCCGGCGGGATTGCTCCGGCCGGCCTGCTGGGCACGCTGTTAGTGTTAGGCGTGCTCGGTTTGCCGCTCCATAAACGCGAGATTGTCCGCGCGCTCGGCCTCGCATTGCCAACGAATATCCCACTCGATCGGGGCGTATTCGCTGATCTCGGACACATCGCGCCCAATGACGATCACGGGCTCAAAGTTCCGCTGTGCGTACCGGTCAGGGATGCCGTAAAAAGACAGGATCCCGTTCAACCGCTCGCGGGTTGTGACAGTGTTCCAACCTGCAAGCGTTGTCGCGAACCGATCGGCACTGGTTCGCCATGCGATCGCGTTCCCGTGCAGGTAGATGGTCTGGCCGTCGGTGTGCGTGTTGCCGATGGTCAGTGCTTTGTGGTTCGCCCATGCGGCGATGATTTGTTTTGTTACTTTGCGCATTTTTGCTTCTCCGTAGTTGCGGCCGGTAGTGGCCGGCCTTAAGTGTAAAGCCGGCTATGCGATAAATGCAAACAAAAGAAAGGCCGGCGGGATTGCTCCGGCCGGCCTCGCGGTCACTGGATCGGGTCAGCTGACGTCGATTGACAACACAATATCGCCGTCGGTGATCATCTCGCGCACCACGTCGCGGACTGCCGCATCAAACGATGCCGAGCCGGTTGGTTCATAATCGGAATTGTCCAAATAGTCGTCGATCTGATTGGTCACATCCTCATCATTCAACGCACCCGCATTGTTTAGGCCATCTTCAATCAGGCCTTCAATCCGCCGCTCGAATTCCGGATTGTCTCCGAGGTCTTCGAGTAGGCCGGTAAAACATGCGACGATCTCACCCTCCATCAAATCGAACAAAGCGGCCGCGGTAGTCTGGCATTTGTCCATGTATTTATTCGCGCGCTCGGTCTCACTGACTCGCAGGCCGTTGGTGTTCCGTAAATCACCCTCGAGCTCCGCCATTTTGTTTGTGAGCCGTTCAACTTCGGCGCGTAAATCATCCGGTGTGAATTCCGCGTCATAGTGCTTTTTCACTTCAGACAAGGCGCCGATCTGGTTCTCTGCTAGTTCGCGTAAATCAGTCATTTTAAATCTCCCGTAATTGACTAATTGAATTTGAGCCCGTGGGCTCGGTAAAGAGTATGCGATAAACGCCACATTAAATGCAAACAAAAAGGCCGGATCAATGTCCGGCCTCTGGGTCAGCTGTGGGTGTAGCCGTCGGGTTCGATCCCGAGCCACATGCCACACCATCGGATCAAGTAGGTGCGCTCGTCTGGCCGGCACGCCACACCGAGCTCCGCGCGGCGGCGGAAATGTAAAAACGACGGCGAACCATCGGGATCGCGACAAAAGACGCGGTACAGGGATTCGAGTTGCTGTCTATTCATCTCACATTTCCCCCCAACCGGCCGAGCGCAACCAAGCGTTATCGGCCTCGCTGTCGTCCATAATCCGGCGAACTTGATCCGAATCCTCACAAGTGTGGCACCACACTGGATTACCATCGATGCCTGTAGAGCCGCACCGGTACTTAACTTCGCGGTAGCTATAACCGCGAGGAACATACTTAACGATGATGTTTTCGCACATTTCAATTTCTCCCGTAGTTATGAAATGAATTGACAATATCGCATAGCTGTTTCTAGCGGTCAATAAAAAGGCCGGCGGGATTGCTCCGGCCGGCCAATCAATTACGGGTTGCGCTTAGGCGGCTACTTTGTCCAGAAGCTTACCTGCACGGCGCTCCACGTCGATCCGGCTATCTTGGTGCGGGATGTCCCGAGCGATAGCAGTAATCGCCTGAGCGGCGTCCCAGACCGATTCTACTGGGCGTCCCTCTTCTTTCTCATGACGTTGCATAGCGGCCTTGGCCATGCGCTGACTGAGGCCGGCACGCTTGGTCAGGAAATCCAACCGGTCATCGTCGGTCTTTGCCACGTTGGCTTGTTTGGCCTTCTGAACACCCTCCACAAAAGTGGACGTCGCACCAGTGGCAAACGATTGAAGTGCAGGGCGCGCCTCAATCGCAAACCGATCCGGTGCAAACTTGGTGTGGCGAATCTTGATCTCGTGGAAATTTTCGACACCCCAGAGATTACGATTCATGCAAACGCCGCGCAGGTACATTGCCGCAATGCCTGCTGTCTTCGAGCCTGTCTCGGAGTTCCATGCATAGAAACCGCGGAACATCAAATCGGGCTCGCCGTTTGGCAGTTTGCCCACTTCGATGGGATGGCGGTCATCCACCAAAAACACAAAGATGTCACGATCACTGGCAAACAGTGTCGTGGTGTCTTTGGTGACGGGCACTTCTGGATCATAAACTGCCATGCCGTTATCGCCATGCCCCACCATCATGCCGGGCACTTTCCATCGGCCGCCGCTCCCATCAACCAAGTCCTTAATGGGCTTCAGGATTTCATGGTCATAAATGCGGCCATAATCCGCGCCAGTTGCAGCCCTTAATTCACCCTGATCGCCGCGGCTGTAAAACTTCACAAGCTCTCTCGAGCGGTTGTGCTGTAAGCCCCATTGCAAACAGTCCGCCACCATCGGTGCGGGCAGGTCTTTAAGGTAACCGGCCGGTGCTCCGGCAAGATTGGCGAGCTGACCGAATGACCAGTTGGTGGGCAGGTTTTCACCCTCGAGCCCATTCTCGTCACGGTATTCCACGATGAGCTTGTGGGTATCCACAATCCGAGACTTCATCTCGCCGGCGTCAATACGCTTGTGAGCCAACATGTCGTCAAGTGAGAGAAAGCGCTCGTCCTCTGGACGGTTGAACCAGTTGGATGAAACAGCCGAATTGCCGATGCCATGTGCAAAGGCGTTTGTTTGATAAGTTGCCATAACAAAATCTCCCGTAGTTATTGGCCGAGCAAAATTGCTCACTGGCGATACTCCTATAATGCGCAACAGAATGCAAGTAATTTTTTAAAAAATAAAAAGCCCGCTCAATGGCGGGCTTAAAACTACCGGCGGCGTTTACGTCGCGGCCTCACTTTTCGTTTGCTTGCTTTTTCATAGGCCTCTTCTCCATAAATAAGTTTGGCGATCCATTCAATCAAAAACATTAGGCGTCCTCTGTGTCTCGAATTAACTGTAAAACGTCCCCAATTGTGCTATGCACCTCCTCTAAGTAGTCCTGCAATTCCTCCTCGGAATCAAACTCAGGTGTACCGTTGGTGACAGCATTGACCCCCTCCACATTAGAAATATGAGCGTGATAGCGCATGTCCTCGTAATAACAGTCCAGAAGCCTAAGAACTTCCCTCATCAGCTCGACTTTCACGACTCCACCTCCGAATAGTCATCATCTTTTGCATAATCCATGTTGAAGCCTGCCCGCTCACAAATGGCAATCACGCCGGCCGGCAAGTTATACACGCCGTCGTAATCAACCAAATGATCACCATCAAACCACAGGCCGCCCGTGCCGCCTTCTTCACCCAACTCAGCATGCTCGAAACCAACCGGCACGCCCATCTCATCAATGAACACACACCACGTCGCTGACTCATAAAAACGCAATGTTGGCCTCTCAACTAACTTGATAATCACTGAAAAAACCTCCCATCTTCCAAGAAGAAATATTCGTTCATTTCCAGAAAATCAGATATGCCCTCATCCGAATACCGAAAGTCTCCGCAAACGTGACAAACCGAAAGCACAACGCTTTCGAGCTCGTCGTTCTGAGCACTTTGGATCACGCAGTGATCTGACCATGTACCGGTCAACGGACAATCATCCGCATTTAAGTCTTTTAAAAGCGAGCGATCAAAAGACGACAAACGGATAAATTCGCCCCTATCGGGGAAACAAGAAATTGAATAATCAATATGGCCGTTGACGTGTTCGGCCAACGCTTTGAGAGACGCCGCAATGTCGTCTATATCTACGTCGGCCAAGTCGTGCCAGTTCTCACGCACATGATCAAGCACGGCCTGTTTATTGGGGTGATCTTCAACAGTGAAGGCTTTAACTGCTAATTCCATGACTTCACCTCCTGCTCGATGGCGTTGTCGATGGTTGCCCAGTTGATTCCTTCGTTTGCGTCAAAATCTTCGCAAACGCGTTCCATGATGCACTCGATGTCGTGCAAAGAGAGGTCTTCGTAACCCAAAGCCTCCGCCTCTTGACGGATGTCGTCTGGATACCAAAGGTCTTCGATAACGGACGTGCCGTTGCGTGTTACCACTTTTGCCATGTCAATCTCCCGTAGTTGATGGCTGAGTTTGAATAGTATGCGATTATGTCGAGGTAATCAACCCCCAAATTTTCTCCCAATCAACAGGCTGTTCCATCTTGCAAACAGGTTCAGTCTGGGCAAGCCCTTCCATACGGAGGTCTACCGCCTGCCGGCCGTGGTACAGATAGATTTCGGGATTGTCTGTGTTCTTAGCCTGCTTCTTAATCAAAACCCAAACACTGGCGTGCTTATGCTTACTCAAGAAAGAAACCTGATGCGGCCGCAGTTCAACGACATTACTTTTTGTAAATTTAAGCTCCACCATGTGAAAGTTGCCCTGCTCGTCGCAGACCAAAAGGTCTGGAACACCGGGCATTGCCCACGTTTCAAGCCTCGTCAGGATCAAATTCCTCCTCGTCGATTTCTTCAACGCGTCCTTCACCTGACGATAAAAGCCGCTCTCCCTCTTGGTCGCTGTCTTCGGGATCGAGTGTTTCTCCGTTAGGGGTAATGTCGATAACGTTTGATTCATAGTTGCTCCTTATTTCTTCCAAAGCTCGCATGACTTCTTCTTTGCTCATTGAGTCGATCGAGCCGTGTCTAATTTCTGATTTATTTACATAGATGTCGCCGTGAGCTTGACCTCGACGATATTCTGCTTGGACGGCCGCAGAGTACGCTCCATTCTGCAAAGCCAAGTCTCGGATTCGCTGAAGGTCTTTCAAATGCCGCTGATAATTGACGGCATACTTAGCGTCCAGTTCATCCCGATACTTGCGGATGGCTGCAACAACGTGCGGACAAACATTTGGATTAGTCATCTCACTGGCTCGGACGTGCGCACTGTTGGCCGGATAGCCGGCATTGATAGCGGCCTCTCGCATAGTGATCTGACCGTCGTTGCTCACAAGCTCCCGAACAAAAAGCTCCTGCTTTCGCGTTAGCTTTCGTTTGGTCAAGCGTTCCAAGCGTTCTTTCTCGGTCACAGGGTCTTTTTTTCTTCTGGGCATCAAATCCTCCTATTCAGTAAAAGGTCGTACCTGCGAAAGAAATATAGCCTTCTTTCTTATATAGAGCAAAATTCAAAGACTTTCTTTTTTGCATTTCCCCCGCCCTAACGCACTTTTGAATCATATATTTCTGGTTACATATTTGTAGTTACATGGTGTAACTAGTTTATGTAACCACTGAAAGTCTTGCTATATAAGGGATAGAGGCCTATCGGTTACACGGTTACACCGGTTACGGGCAGATTTTGAAAAAAATATTTTTTCAATTTCTGGGCTATATAAGTAACGAGTAACTTTTGTCGCCCCAAACGCTGAAAGCCCCGTGATCCGTGATCCGCGATCAATTCCCCGCGAACCACGAACCCTGTAACAGTTACGCCAAGATGTGTTTTTTCGCCAATTTCTCCTGTTTTAAGCAGATTTCGGCAAAACCATTTCTTCGGTCATCTTGTCCCATGTTTCGCGATTTCTTTCGAGTTCACGTTCGATCATTGGATTTCTTGAGTAGCCTTTGAGCCCCATGTCGATTTCTGCCCGATAGAGGTTGGCTTCAAACAGCCAATCTTTGGCAATTTCGATTTCGTCGTTCATTTCGGCGTCTTCTGCCATGTAGGCGCAGAGTTGGTAGCAGGATTCGAGGGTGA